TCTTCGAACATCGCGACCCGGCTGAGAGATCTCATCTACGCGGCGCGGGAATACTGCTCGATGTTCACCCGGCGGGCCTTTGTCTACACCTCGTACGTTCAGTATCTCGATTCCTTCCCGTATTACACCGACACGGTGATGTCCCAGCAGGCCTATCCGCCTGCTTACTACTCTCTACCGAGATACTCCACAACCCTGTGGAACTATTCGCAGATGATCAAGCTGTATTATTCGCCGTGCGTTTCGGTCGATCACATCACCTATATCGATTCGCAAACGCAGCAGCCGACAGCCTTGACGCTGGGCTATCCCTTCAGATTCCCGTTGTCGCCCTACACGGTGGGCGAGAACATCACCGACGCAAACGGGAACATTCAGGCGTGCACGACAGCAGGAATAACCGGCTCGGGACTTCCCGTCTGGCCCACGGCTGCCGACGCCACTACAACTGATGGCACCGTAGTCTGGACTGGCACCGGGACAGCAGCGCCTGAGTCCGATTACATCGTTGACGTGGCTTCCGAACCCGCCCGCCTCTTTCCCGTTGCCGGAAGCTATTGGCCTCCGGTGCTCTACGTTCCCAATGCCGTAGCCATCTATTTCACGGCTGGGTACTGCCCAGGTCCAACCACCGCCGCGCCTTTCCCGGCTGGCACTCCAGGCACTCCAGTTCCGGCACAGGTCAGAGTCGCGATGCGCATGCTGATCCGCAAGTGGGAAAAAGACCCGGATTCGATTGGTAAGGGATCGCCTGAAATCGAACGGCTGTTATGGTCCATTCGCGTGCTCGATGCAGCGGCAACCCGAGGATAAATGTTCCCCACTCCATCCTTGTGCGCGCTCGATGACGTGAAGTCCTGGCTTACGATGGGCACAGCCCCGTCCAGCGATGACAACCTCATCACGGGCCTGATCTCTGCCGTATCGCTGGATTTCATGAACGAAATCAAGCGGCCCGATTTCTATCCGGGGCAGGATTACTCCGAAGTCCGCGAAGGCGACGGCGGCGCGCTGATGGTGCTGAGGCACTGGCCCATCAACTCAGTCGCTTCGGTCCAGCTTGTCACCGGCGTGTCACCGCCTGCATTTCAAACGATTCCGGAGGCTACCGAGGATATTTCAGCGGGCTGGTATTTCGATGAGGACGTCGACCCGGAGCGGCGCTATGAGCTGTTCATGGATGGCGTCGTGTTCGTCTTTAACGACACCCAGCTCTACCTGATCACCTATAACGCAGGCTACGGAAATCCGAACGCCTCGCCGCCAGTTCTCGCACCAGCAGACGCATGGCAAGCCGTCGTCGAATGGACCAGTTACCGCTATAAAAACCGGCAGTGGATCGGGCAGACCTCTCAGCATCTGGCGCAAGGCGAAACCGTTCAGACCCCAGAGAGCGAAATCCCGCCAAACGTGAAGCGGATTATTGAACGCTACCGCCGTTTCGATCCGTTGCAGGTGCCTCCGGAACGTGTTCCTTTGCTCGACATGAACCGTCGGCAGGGGCCCAAGAAGGGATTGCCGGGCTAATGCTGCTGCTCGAAATCTCGCAAACCTCCATCGCCGAAGTGGCCGAGTACATCGACCACGTGAAGGAGCGCGCGCTGGTGGGCATCCGGTTAGGAATGCGGGATGGCGTCAGAGGACTAGCGCAGGCAGAAGTGGAGGCAGGATCCGCCCATCCGCCAGCGCCCGGAAATAAGGAAAGCGATCACCTGGCAACGATTCTCGGGCGGGCCGGCCGCGTCATCGAAACCGAAGACGAAATCAACGCGGTGTATCAGCCCAGATCGGCAGGAAAGCAGCCGCACTATTGGCTGGAATTCGGCGCGGACGTGCCGGAAGTCGAGCACACGTTGATGCGAATGAACCTGGCAGGCGAAGAGTTCTTCCGCTTCGGGCACAAGGCGTTCCACATTCCGGCGCATCCGTTCTTTTTCTCGACAGCGCAAAGCTACCTCGAAACCTGGATGCAGGTTCTGTTTGGACGCGTAGACGAGGCCATGAATGCCTAAGATCCGGGACGTCGCGCCAGACCAAGAGGTCCATGTGTACGCGTTCCACTGTCCCGGCTGCGGATACGATCACTCGTTCACGGTGGGGCCAGGCCGGACCGAAAAAGACCATCGCTGGACTTTCAACGGCTCTTTGGACAAGCCCACGTTTCAGCCTTCGCTTCTCTGCAATAAAGACATTCCGGCGTGCCGCTGCCATTCCTTTGTAACGGACGGGCGCATCCAGTTCCTCGCGGACTGCTGGCACAAGCTCAAAGATCAGACCGTTGACCTTCCCGAGTGGGGCGCATATGCCTAGTTTCACTCCGGTAAATGTCGAGAGCATCTATGCGGCGCTGTTCGCTTTCCTGAAGGCCGGCCTGGTGACTAACGCTGATCCGGCGCTTTTCGTGACCGTCGGCAGGCGGCATATCCAGGGGCAAAGCCTCACACCGGCACAGCAGCCCGCGCTGTTCTCGATAGCCTACGAAGACGATCAGGTTCCACGGCCGCAGAGCACGCCCGGCAAAAAGACGCTGGAGGCCAGGCTGTTTGTTTACGCCTTCGTCTCAGCATTGAATCAGCCGCCAGGCCAGGAAACGCTGGTGGCGGAGACGCTAGTCAGCAATCTCCTGTTCGCGGTCGAATCCGTCCTGGTCTCAAATCTCAGTTCCAACTATAAGCAGACCCTTGGCGACATAGTCCAGCACTGCTGGATCGAAGGCAAAGTCCTCCGGTTCTACGGCGAGAAATCGCAGCAGGCCGGCGCGATAGTGTCCGTTAAGATCCTCTGCCCCTAAACAAGTTTCCCGGCGAAGCACGCCACATTTCAAAACCAAAAAAGGAGTAAACCATGTCAGCAACGCAGCCCAACTGGCAGTTTGGAACGGGCTATCTATACGCCTCGCCGAACGCCGGCAATCTCGCAGCCAACCCCACACCCGTAAAGTTCGGAGTGCTTCAGGAAGTCACTCTGGACGTAAAGGGCGATATCAAGAAACTCTTTAGTCAGACCCAGTTCGCTGTAGCGAAAGCGCGGGGCAAGATCGACGTAACAGTTAAGGGCAAATTTGCCACGCTCGATCCCACCCTGCTCAATCAGTTGTACTGGGGCCAGGCCCAGACCTCAGGCATGACCATCCTCGCGGCGGACGAGTCCCAAACCATCTCGGCCGGCAGCGTGGTGGTGAGCGCCTTCACCGATTCGCCGCCCCTGGCAGCCGCCATCATAACCGACTACGGCGTTTGGAATGGGACCACGGGAATACCGTTCACGAAGCTGGTCTCGGGTCCGCCGGCGCAAGGCGAGTATACGGTTAACCTGGCAACCGGCACGTACACTTTCAACGCCGCCGACAACGGTACCCAGGTCTTCATCTCCTACACCTACCTGGACGCCTCGCGGGGCACGACCACCACGCTGACTTCTCAGGCCATGGGATACGCGCCGGAGTTTCGGGCCTTTCTGTTCAATCAATTCCAGGGCAACATCATCGGCGTGGAGCTATATTCCTGCATGATGGGCTCGTGGAACATCCCGACCAAGATGGAAGACTTCTGGGTCGCGGACTTCGATATGGACGCCTCCACAAACAACGCCGGCGTGCTGGGCGCGATGTATCAGGGCTAACCTCAGCTGACGCCTTCCGATTCAGCGACGCGCGCGATCGCTGAGGCGAGCACCTGCCGTTTCAATGGCGGCATGGCCTGGATACGTTTGGTCCAGCGTAGCATCTGCTTCTTCAGGTACTCCCGCTCCCGGCGATTTGCTCCCAGGTATCTGGGGTCATGCAGTTCGCTTGGGGCGGGAAAGTTGTACCAGAGCCATTCTGTTCTCGGCCCTCTTCTCGTCATCCCCTTGAACGTGAGAGAGTGCCAACCGACGAGCTCGTCGGCATAGAGCTGCGACCAGTAGCCGGACAGGATAACCGGGCAGGGAATTGTCCGGATGCGCCGCAACAAACGGCGGTGGTCGACATCCGAAAGATCGAACCTATACCGGCCTCTTGTGGTGCAGGTGGACCGCACATAGGGCGGATCGCAGTAGACCAGCTCCTCGCCGGTGAACGGATAGCCTTCGAGGAACGCGATGCCGTCGCCGGAATGCCACCAGAAACGCGGGCTCGCGCC